CATGGATTCAACTATAATAAAAAAGAAAAAGTTGAACCTATGACTTTAAAGGCTTTTGTTAAAGAGCAAGTTGAAGGTGGTAAAGAACTACCTTTTGATTTGTTCGGTGTGTACATCGCAAATAAAACGAAAATAACTAACAAATAATAGGAAATACTATGATAGTAAAAGACGGACAACAAAGCCAAGTAGCGGTTAAAAAAGAAGCAGGTGCAGTGACTAACAACGTTGATATTGAGTCATTTGCAGATGCAGGATTTGATAATGTAGATTCAAAAAGTTTAGCATTACCATTTCTAAAAGTTCTAGGACAATTATCTCCTCAAGTAACACAAGGGGATAGTCAGTTTAATCCTGAAGCAAGACCTGGAATGATCTACAACACCGTAACAGATGAACTTTATGATGGGGCTAAGGGAATGAAAGTTATCCCTTGTTTCTATAAATTAGAGTACATCGAATGGAGAGATAGAGATAAAGGTTCTGTTGCTCCAGTAAATGTTTATCCAGCTGATTCAGATATTATGTCGAAGACGACAAGAGATGAAAAGGGTAAAGATAGACTTGAAAATGGTAACTACATAGAAGAAACTGCTTCTCATTATGTAACAATAGTGGAACCAGAAAAATCTTCTACGGCTATGATTACTATGAAATCTACTCAAAGAAAGAAATCCAAAAAATGGAATTCAATGATGATGTCTTTGAGACAAAAGAGAAAAGATGGTAAGGGCTTCTTTAGACCTGCACCATTTACTCAATTGTACACACTTAAAACTGTTTTAGAGAAAAACAACTTAGGTTCTTGGTATGGTTGGGAGATCGAGCATGTTGGTACAGTGGATAGTGAAGACACAATCAAAGGAGCTTTTGATTTTTACGAAAGTTGTAAAAAGGGAGCGGTCAGAGTGAACCACGGTAAAGAAGAACAGCAAGTAGAAAAATCACCATTCTAATATGGACATACTTGACAACACCCTGGAGGAGTTTATAGAACTCTTCCAGGGTTCTACTACATATTTTGGTGCTTCAAAACCATTAGGCCAAACGAGAGGTCGAGATGGTAAGCAAGAATTTAAACATTGGGTTGAGCCTAGGCCTATGACCAGGGAAGATTGGTTACAACATTTAAAAGGAGAAAAATACTATGGATCCGTTCCCATTCGAGATGATAATACATGCAGTTGGGGGGTCATCGATGTTGATCGTTATAATATACAGCATAAGGACGTTATATCGGTTATACGGAAAAGGAAGTACCCACTCATCCCGTTCAGATCAAAATCCAACGGACTCCATTTAGTTTTATTTATTGATGGTGTAGTTCCTGCATCTTCAATGAGAAAAAAATTAATTGAACTAGCATCAGATCTTGGTGTTAATGATAGTACAACAGATATTTATCCAGCGCAGGATGAAGTTGATCTAACACCTGAGGATTGGAATAAAAAAAGAAAAGGTAATTTTGTAAACTTACCTTATCAAAAAGCACATATGACTACTAGAGTTTGTATGGATAATGATGGTAATTCAATTAAGTTAGAAAACTTATATAAGTTTGTTTCTGAATATAGATTAAATCCTAAAGAGTTTCATAAGCTTAAAATATTTCAAGATGATGAGACTAAAGATTATCCGCCTTGTGTTGTAAACTTTATGAAAAACAAAGTTCAAAAAGGTGAAGGTCGTAATGATGCAATGTTTAACGTTGCTGTGTTAGCTAAAAAAATAAATCCAGATCCAGTTATGTATGAGGATTGGACTAGAAATTTAATGACTAAGGTTTGCTCAGAACCTTTGCATCCACAAGAATTAAATAATATTTTTAAAGGTGTTGAGAATAAAGAATATGCTTATAAGTGTAAGACTTCTATTGCACGAATGCACTGTTCATCAAGCACGTGTTTAAGACGTAAACATGGTATTGGTAACAATGAAGCTTTACCTGAAGTGGGTAAACTTTTAAAAGTAAATTCTTATCCAGAGCCTTATTGGATTCTACCTATTCAAGGTAAATCAATTAGACTTAGTACAAAACAATTATACCAACAGCAGTTGTTAGGGGAACAGTTACTTAACTACGATATTGTTTGGAGATCACTGAAGCCAAGTAAAAGAGATCCAGATCCATACAGAGATTGGTTAGATGAATTAATAACTAACAAGCAAGATATGGAAGGCTTTAATGCAGGAGAAGAGCAAGAAGATGTGTTTAACTCTAGAATGACAAAGTTCATTGAGGATGTTGAAGATACTACAGAATTTGATCAAATAGATTCTGGGAATATCTGGAAAGATGAAAATGAGATGAGATTTAAACTTGAAACGTTTAGATCTTTCATGAAAAAAATGGGTTATAATTGGAACGAAAAAGAATGTACTAGGTTTCTTGAGCAAGGAAAAGCTTTACCTAAAGCTAAGTTCAAGGGAATACAAACTAGACATTGGGTTGTAGTTTTACCAAAACAAACGGAGCATAAAAACAAAGATGTCAAATTTACTAAAGCAAAAGCTGCGTGGGAAGACAATTAAAATTTTTGGACCACCAGGAACAGGTAAAACAGAAAATTTACTTAAAAGGGTTAAGAGGTATTTGGAGAAGGGTTATTCTCCAGACGAAATTTGTTATGTATCTTTTACTAACAAAGCTGTTAACGAATGTGTTGCAAGAGTTAGACAAAAGTTTAAAGGTTATGACGAAGATGCTTTCTCATATTTTAGAACACTACATTCTCTGGCCCGACAACAGTTTGCTGAAATTCCCGTATTAGATCCTAAGGCAGATCTGCTAACATTTCACACCCAGTATGGAACGGTGAAGGTGGGTTACAAAGATACTTGGGATGATCAAAAAGTATATAACAATTGGTCTTTACAAATATATGATAGAGCAAGAAACATGAAAGTGGATCCGGTGTGGTTGTACAAACAACAACCAAGAAAAGTAGTAAGACTTCAACAGTTTAAATCTATTATCGCAGGTTACGAAGAATTTAAGATTCTTGAAACGGATGACGGACACCGAACAGCGGACAGATTAGATTTTACAGACATGGTAAAAAAATTTATTGATGATGGCCTTGTAGTTCCTTTTAAAATTTTAATGGTCGATGAAGCTCAAGATCTAACTCCCCTGCAGTGGGACATGGTAGTCAAAATGGCAAGTGCAGTTGAAAGAGTTTATATTGCAGGTGATGATGACCAAGCTATTTATGAATGGAATGGTGCTGATGTTAATTTGTTTCAAACTTTTCCAGGTAAATCATTAGTGTTAAAGAGAAGTGTAAGATTAAATAAAGACATACATTTTTTTTCTAAAGGTTTATTAAATTCTATGGGTAACAATCGTATACCTAAAGAGTTTTATTCTAATGGTAAAGAAGGTGCTGTTTATAGATGGAATGGATTGAAAAAAGTTCCTTGGACTATGGAAGGAAGTTGGATGGTATTGGCTAGAATTAATGATGTAAAAAGAGAGCTCCAGCAGGAGGCCCGAAACCTAGGGTTATATTATCAAGACCAAAAAAATAATAAATCATTTGATCCAAATCAATTCTCAGCAATTAATTATTGGGAGAAGATATGCGAAGGTGGAAGTATCACTAGAGAAGAAGCTGTAACTATGTATGAGTTTTTGTTAAACATTGACCACGGATACCGGTCAACGGATAGTAAAAAATGGAGTTTTGCACACCCAAATCAAGTCTTTACTTTTGATGAATTACATTTAAGGTGTGGTATGAGAGATCAAAAAGGTCCATGGAATCAAGTATTTAAAAGAAAATTTAAGGATAAAGATAAAAAATATTTTCAAAAACTTATGAGTGAAGGTGTAGATCTTAATCAACCGCCAAAAATAATTATAGATACAATACATCAAGTCAAAGGTGGTGAAGCAGATAATGTTGTCCTGGCGAGCAAATGTAATTTTCCATCACACTTCGACAAGAAAAATTTAGCAGATAAAGTAAAAGAACTTAGGGTTTGGTATACAGGTGCCACTAGATCTAAAAGCACACTCCATCTGTTGGGCACTTATCATCAATATAATTTTCCATTAGGAAAATACTTTAAACAATATGAGGCTAACTATGTCAGATAAAAATATGTTCGATGAGGCTTTCCCTCAAGATAAACAAATTGGAGGATCTCACTACCAACACTATTTAATTCAACCCTATGAATTCATCTCTAAAAATGAGCTTACTTTTTTTCAGGGCAATGTTATTAAATATGTTTTGAGATATCCTTACAAAAATGGTATCGAAGATCTTGAGAAGATAAAACATTATTGTGATTTAGAAATTAAGAAAATGAAAGATGGACAAAAGAAAAAATAATGTATATTTGCGGAATAAACATTGGACATAATCCATCATTAACTTTAATGAAAGATGGTGAAATAATTCATTACAACGAAGAAAGAAAACTTTTTCAAATAAAATTATTAAGTGGAATTCCTTACAAATGTATTGATGAAATATCTAATTTTAAATTAGATGCAGTTTATGTAACCTCTTATGATTGGATTAAAAATGATCTTTTAAATTTAAAATTTTATCTGACACATAAAGAGATGATAAAAAAAGAAAAAGATGTTTACAGTTTATATAGACCCCATCACTTAAGTCATTTATTTAAAGCTTATGTAGATTCAGGATTTGAAAAAGCTAGAGTGTTTGTATTGGATGGTAGAGGTAGTAAATGGGATGATGGTTATGAATATTGTTCTATTTACGATATGGAAAATATAGACGTAACATGCATACTAAAAAAACTTTATAATGGTGTCCCATTTGAAAACAACAGTATTCAAGAAGGTTTACCTTTAAATGAAGGATTTGATATTAATGACAAAACAAAATTTGAAAAAACTAAAAATTTACATTTAGGGAGGTTTTACGCAAGTATATCTAGAAATTTTAATTATGAGAATGAAGAAGGTAAATTTATGGGTTTACAATCTTATGGAAAAATACAGGAAAATATTTTAAAAAAATTTACTGAAGGCGTGAATGAAGATGAATTAAAAAAAATTGAAAATAACACAGATGTTGCTAGAACCTCACAAGTTTTTTTTGAACAAGAATACTTAAATTTAATTAGGAAATATAAATATAAAAATATGGTATTTACGGGAGGTTGTACTTTAAACGTAGTAAACAACTATAAAATACAGAAAGAATTTGAAGATTGTAATTTATATTTTGAACCTTTGTGTGGGGATGAAGGTAATTCTATTAGTTCAGCATATTTTCACTACCTAACTAAAAAACAAAAATTAAAACCTAACAATAATATTTATTTAGGTAATAAAATAAAAATTAATGAATCAATTTTAAAAAATGAATTATTAGAAAATGTTAATAGAAAAAATATAATTGATATTTTAGAAAAAGGAGAAATTGTAGGTTTAGTTCAAGGTAAAGCAGAAGCGGGGCCACGAGCATTAGGAAATAGAAGTTTATTATTAGATCCATCTTTAAAAAATGCAAAAGACAAAATGAACAGTATTAAAAAAAGAGAAAATTTTAGACCCTTTGCATGTTCAATATTAGAAGAAAACTATAAAGATTATTTTAATGTTGCAGATGGTGATAAGTCTCCTCATATGATGATTGCTCCTCAAGCAAAAAATAATATCAAAATAATTGCTCCATCAATTGTACATGTAGATGGAACTTGTAGGGTTCAAACTATTAATAAAACAGATAATTTTGAATTATATAAAATTTTACAGAATTTTAAAATTCCTTTATTAATGAATACTTCTTTAAATTTAGCAGGATATCCTATGGTAGAAACATTTGAAGATGTTTTGTTTACTATGAGAAACTCACAATTAAAATATGTATTTTTTGCAGATGAATCAAAATTATTAATTAAAACTTAAGATGACAAAAAAAAGAAAAAATAAATTAATTATGTGTGAGGAGTGTAATGAATGGGTAGCAGCTATAGTCTATAACTATAATTATTACTGTGCTGAGTGCGCATTGGCTGAACAAAAAATATATGAAGGTAAATTAATAGAAGACTCTGGTTTAAGTAGAAAAATACAATGACCCATCAATTAAATTTTATATACAATGATAGTGATTGGGTTTGTCCAGCGGAGTATCCAGATTTATCTAAAGCAACTGAAATTGCAATTGACTTAGAAACTAAAGATCCAAACATTAAAACTAAAGGACCAGGATGGGCAACTTTCGATGGTTACATTGTAGGTTTCGCAGTAGCTGCACTTGGCCAACAGTGGTACTTTCCTATAGCTCATGACGCAGGAGGTAACATGGACTCTGCGATCACAACTGCTTGGATGCAAGACATATTAAAACTACCTGCAACTAAAATATTTCATAATGCAAGTTATGATGTGGGTTGGTTATTAGTTAATGGATTTGAAATCAGAGGAAAAATTGTAGACACTATGATTGCTGCAGCTTTGATTAATGAAAATAGATTTAGTTTTAGTTTAAATGCTTGTGCTAAAGATTATTTAGGTGAAATTAAAAACGAAACTTTTTTAAATGAAAAAGC